TATTTATTACTAACGAGTTTGCTGGTGCTTGCTGGATTTCTATAGGCGTAACAAAGCCAGAGGCTCTATCATCATTAGCCCGCAAGATATTTAGTGAACCACCGCTTACTTGGAAGCCCCAATTCTTTTGATTTGATGCGGCGTCTGTATCTCTAAGCCAAAGCTGGGTAGTGCCTGTGCTATCAAAGATTGAGCCGTTGTTGTGTGCGGTAGAAACTACGTTTAGCTTACCATCTGGGCTGCTGTCGTTTATTGCAATTGACCCGTCTGCTGAGATGCGCATGCGTTCAGAATCACCTGTAGCAAAAGACATAACATCGCCTTCTACTGCAATACGGTTTCCATCACTAGTTGAGCCGCTATCTTCAAGTACAATAAAAGCACCCGCATCAGAGCTTTCAAACTTTGCTACTACATTATTTGTGCCACTGTCCACAGTCAGCCCATCGCTGGACAAAACCCCAGTGATGTCTACACCTGTGGATTTGGTGGCCATTTTGGCTGCACCGTTGTGATAAAGGGTTACGTCACCATCTTGTGCAAAATACGCCATAGCTTCATTTGAGGCCGCATTTAATATCTGTATGTCATTGCCAGAAATGTTTAAATTTCCAGTGGCGGTATCTTTAATATGACTATTAGACCCATCATGATAAATCTGTAAATCTGACGAATTTCCGAAGATGGCTTTGCCATTGTCAGCAAACGTGGCGTTGCCTGTTACAGAAATGCCTGTGCTGGTGGTGGCGAGTTTGGCCGCACTGTCGTAGTATAGTGTTACTGCGCCATCAGTATCAAATGTTGCCATTAACTCTGATGTGCCTTTGTCAATGCTTACGCCAGTACCGTTACTTGTAATATGTAACTTGCCAGTGCCGACATCTTGCACATAACTGTTATTACCGTTGTGGTAAATCTGTAGGTCAGACCCTGCGCCGAAGATGGCTTTGTTGTTATCACCTAAGCTAATATTACCAGTAAGACTACCGCCAGTAGTCATTAAAGCACCTGCAGCAGTTACATTAGTTGTATCTGTTACATTGGCACTAGCCTCAATACCATTTAATTTAGTATGATCTGCATCTGTAAAAACGTTACTATCTGTAGCAGCTTCTACAAGAGAGCGTATTTCAGCTGCTGTTTGATCTGCTGTAGCGCCAGTTTCAATACCATCTAACTTAGTACCATCAGTAGCAACATCGCGTCCGTCTACTGTGCCTGTTACAGTAATATTTGTAAAACCTCCCGCTGCAGGTGTTGTACCACCTATTACAGAATTATTAATTGTACCACCTGTAATAACTGGCCCACTAATTTCTGTACCTGTTGCAGAAAGATTACCAAATACTTGCACTGTAATTATATCGTTAACAGTACGTCCAGAAGCAAAGGTTATAGAGTTATTTATTAAATTAAGGGTATAGTCTGTTGTTTGTACTAGCTTAATACCGTTAAGAAAAACATCTACTAAGTTTGCATCATCCATAACAAGGGTTTCTGAGTTATCGTCAGTACCTGAAAATACTGTTTGACCTTGTGTTGCAGTATAAAGAAAGTCCATCTTGATACCGTCAAGAGAGCCAGTTGCTGCTCCCCAAGCTGAACCAGTATAAACATACATGTTATTTAGTGTGCTATCCCAATACAAAGCACCTGTTAAAAGAGCATCCCCATCGTTGTCAACACTAGGTGCAGAAGATTTAGCACCAAGGTATCTATCATCAAAACTATCATAAGAGGCTGCAGCATTATTAGCTGACGTTAAAGAAGAGGCCGCTGAAGCTGCCGCATTAGTTTCAGAGGTAGCTGCATTAGTAGCACTTGTAGCTGCATTTGTTGCTGATGATGTTGCAGAGTTAGCTGATGTTGTAGCACTAGTTGCAGCATTAGTAGCTGTTACTGAAGGTGCCTCCCAGCTAGATCCATTATAGAATTTTAAAGCATTAGTACCACTATTATAATACATAGCTCCTTCTAATAAAGTATTACCATCATTATCTACTGTAGGATCTGATGTTTTAGTACCTAAAAACCTATCATCAAAATTATCGAAAGCTAACTCAACTGCTGCTCTATCTGCCGCTACCGAGGTAGCACTAGTTGCAGCATTAGTAGCTGAAGTAGCCGCAGTAGTAGCTGAAGTAGCAGCTGCATTTTTAGCTGTCTCAGCGTCACCTTTAAAATTAAGAGCATCAGAAGCTGATGTAGCTGCACTAGTAGCTGAACTTGTCGCTGCACTAGCATTAGCTGCCGCATTAGCAGAATGTTGCCCTGCAATAGTTGCAGAAGATCCTGCACTTGAAGCTGAACTTGCTGCATTTGATTCTGAAACAGAAGCCGCATTAGATGAAGCAGCCGCGTTAGTAGCATGACTAGAAGCATTACTTTCGCTCGCTGCAGAATTAGTAGCTGAAGTTGAAGCACTAGAAGCACTAGTTGCTGCATTAGATTCAGAGGTAGCTGCATTACTTGCACTTGTTGTAGCAGAGCTTGCACTAGAAAATGCATTATTCTCAGAGCTAGTTGCACTTGCGGCACTACTAGAGGCAGAAGTAGCAGAACTTGCTGCTGCCGTTTTACTAGCAGCGGCATTAGTTTCTGAAGTAGCAGCAGAAGTAGCCGAAGAAGCTGCTGCTGTAGCACTAGCTGCTGCGTTAGTAGCTGATGTAGTTGCTAATGCAATGGGATATTGCCAAGTATTTACATTATATACGCCTAAAGCGGAAGTCGTAGTGTCAAAGTACATAGCCCCGTTTTGAAGAGCATTACCGTCATTATCAAGACTAGGTGCTGAACTTTTAGAACCTAGAAAAACATCATCAACAGCATCGGCTGCGGCTTCAGCAGCAGTTTTAGCAGTTGTAACTGCAGCAATAAAATTAGCACCGCCGAGATTTACATCTTGTACTTGTTGACCTGCTGAATTACTTATTATTACGTGAAAGTCTCCATTACTATCAATAGAGGCATTTGTAATAGAATCACCTTTAGCACCTTGACCACCTGTTCTAGATAGGGTAAGGTTAACATCTTGTGATGTGCTTGTTAAAGCATAGTTGTTTCCATTAATTGTAATAGCATAAGACATTTAGCTTGCCTCCGTAGGAGAGTAGCGTACTTCTACAAGGCCACGCATAGGTTTCCAAATTTGTTGTGCTGTTCCTGAACCAGTGTCTTTAATTTCAAGACCTATAAACCCATAAACAGGTTTATCAGGAATAGGATAAGTACCCCATGTGTCGATAAGATCATGTGGAATAACAATTTGAAATTGATTATCTGTAGGAGTACTATCAAGAATAGTTAAAGTAGTAATAACAGGATTACTAGGGTCAACATCAGTAGGTGTAGCTCCAGTTCCTTGAGAATTATTACCTTCTACGACTTTAGCAGTAATAGTATAACCTGATAAGTTAGTAAGCCAACCCACAGTAATATTTAATCTTGTTTGTTCACCTTTTACGACAGATGCAAGTATAGCACCATCATCTGTTATTAAGTCTTTTGACTTAGATGTTATATTTGAACGTGGCATGTGTAGTTTCCTTTCTACCGATCCTCAGATGGGCATTAAAAGTTATTTCTTTTTTCCTAATTTCTTTTTAATTTTTTTCGGTTGTTGGGAAACTTTCTTTCCCTTTGCAAGATCAGCTCGCTTTTTTCGAGTGGTGGCGGCATACTGAGCTTTGGTAAGCTTGTTGCGCTCTGCTTTAGGAAGATAACGCTCACCAGTAGCGTTTTTACCACTAATGCTATTCTTCCCACTCTTTGTCCCCCAATCTTGCTTAGTCCATTTAGTCATAGACTTTTGGGCTTTAGTTTTTGAACCTGTATACTTGCCGCCTCTTTCTTTATAGAGTTTAGCGGCAAGTTGCATTGCTCTAGCAGAATGCCCACCCATACGAGACACTGCTGTTTTCTTTGCGCTTTCCCATAAGCGTGGATTTGATCTGCCCATTTTATTTTTTGCCGCCTTTTTTAGGTGGACGACCGCGTTTAGTTCCGTAAGTACCTTTACCTGATGGCATAATTATTTCCTTCCTGTTGATTTTTGTCTACGAGCTTTTGCAGAGGCTAATTGAGCCTTGCGTAAAGCTGCTTTTTGTTTTCCTGTCATAGGACGACCTTTAAGTCTATTTTCACGAATGTATGGCCCCATTCGAGGATCTGCTTGAATTGCACCATGTAGTCCTTTAAGCTTGCCTATGCTTTTAGGATAATTCGTAATGCCAAATTTAGATGCATATGAACTCACAGACTTACCTTTAAACATCTTAGCTGCTATGCGATTTGTTGATACTCGTGATTTTATAGCTTGTAGTCTTATGCTTCTTTCTTCTCTTAATTTTTTGCGTAAAGCACTTGTATATGAACTTGCCATAATAATTTCCTTTATCTATCGGTAACTCTACGTTTATTAAGACCTAAACGCCGACCAAGACGACTATTTGAAAGATCATTTCCTTTTCTTCTAGCTGCAGCTGAAGCTTTTCTGGCTTTTTCTAATGCAGCTTTTTGAGCAGCACTTCCCCATTTTTTAGCATTTCCAGGAGCACTCTTTGCAGTAGCTTTTACATTCTTTTTAGCCATAAAAACTTTACCACGAGCCATAGTTTTAGCTCTAGAAAACTTTGAACCAAACCCAAGATTATTTTTTACAGCGGTTTTAACCTTACGACCTGTTTCCGAATTTTTTGCTCTACGAAAACTTTTAACTAATCTGTTTGGTGTTTTACTTCCGCTTTGGCCAAATTTACGGTTAGCTCTTTCACGACCACTTTCACCTTTAAATCTGTTAGTTTGACGAGTAGCTCTCTCACGACTACTTTCTTTAATAGATGTAGCTGCTTTACGAATACCTTTTTCACGACCAGTTTGACGTACCGTCGAACCTGCCTTGCGAACAGCCTTTTCACGACTAGTTTGGCGTACTGTTGAACCTGCCTTGCGAACAGCCTTTTCACGATTAGTTTGAGTTACAGTAGAACCTATTTTACGAACCGCACCCTCTCGTGCAGTTTGAGTTACAGTAGATCCTATCTTACGAACAGCTTTTTCACGACTACTTTCGTAAATAAATTCTCCTGCATCTTTAATGCCACCCTCTCTAGCGTCAGGTCTACGAGAGGCTCTGTATGCCGCAATTTGCCCTAGTATTTTGTTATATGCTTTTTGGGATGGTCTATAATATTTTTCTGCCATTTATTTATTCCTTTGTTAAAAACTAAACCCGCGCTTAACGACTTTAGTTCCTGCTCTAATTGGGTACAGATATTCTACTGCATAACGCAGGGCATCTGTCCAGTGTTCAATACCTTCCTTTTTGTCAATCGTAGCACTATCTGGGTTAGACTCTACCCACTGTGTACGCTCTAGAGACCTTATTGTATTAACACACTTAGGATGTATAAGCATGTCAATATCACCATTGGCGTTCTTAAACTTTTTATTTACAGCTGCTACTGAGTCTACAATCGGTGGAGCTTTGCTATGTGCTCTGGTGACGATCTTATTTGTCTCTAGGATCTTGAAATCGGTAACACCGACAGCAGCTGAAGTTTTTCTCGCCCTCCCAGAAGGATCCGGATAGCTAATGATACGATGACCATTATACTTTTCCGTAAGCGCCCTTGCTAGGGTTTCAGTATCGGGATGTCCTTGCATCTCATCTAAGATGTGTATTTGACTACCCCTAATTGCGAAGATAACTGATGCCATAATACCAACGTTAAAGTCGATAGCTACATGAACATCCTCTTCGTCTTGGAATGAAGGAAGTGTTTTGTCTATATGATCCTTGCGGTTAAATGTATAGAATACATTGGTGCCAGAGTCTTCGAAGCTTGCAGTATACTCTCTGGCAAACTTTAAAGGATCAAGTGTTAGTTTTACTCTCTCGATTTCCTCATCATCAAGGAATGGAGAATCGTGATATGTGTAATGATAGTTCTTCCAGTCTTCATCAGAATCTTGTCTGTTATACATCTCATAAAAGTAGTCATAGCCTCTGGGAGTGCTAATAATAAGCGCTCTACCAGCATTAGCTCCAAACTTTTTAGCGTTCTGAGGAGACCAACGAGTGCTTACACAAGGTTGTATAATAGACTCCCAAGACTCCTTAAGATTCATACCGGCACCTTTCCATGAAGTAACCTCATCGGCTACTACAAAGTATTGACCTGTACCACGCATACGCTGTGATGCCTCATAAGACCAAAGCTTAAGTAGTACGTTATTAGGAAACCAAAACGTTCCAGCTGCCTTAGATGCCTTATCAGCAAAGTCCTCCATGCCTAACTGCCAAGCTATTAGTGGATAATAAATATCTACTGCCTGAGAATAAGTAGGTGCTATTAGGGCTACGTTCTTATTAGGTACTGACTCGTCTAATTCCATTAACTCTTGTACTGCTACGATAGCTGCTGTTGCTGCTAAGTATGACTTACCAAAACCACGGCTAGCATTAACTACTGCATATCTGCAAGACTTATCTACGAACAGATCTCTGATAACATCAGACTGTCCCTCATGTAAATTAATTTCCATAACTATTCTCTAATTTAATGTTGTTAACCATACAAAGCCTGTAAGACAGCCTAGCAAGAATATTAATAAGAATATTCCAGCACTCCACTCAATTATAGACTGTTTAAGTTCCATCTTACGAAACTCATGGTCCTTTTTCTTTTTACGAATCTCTGCTTCAATACCTAGAAGCTCTTCCCAGTGTGATGGGCCATAGGCAACACAAATAAAGTCTTTTAACTCTTTACGCATTGCTTCTTTTTTCTTTTGTGCAGCAAATAACTGCATAGCTTGTGCTTCTGTCCCACCTCCTAAAGCTTTATACCAAGGTGGATTATCTGTTTGTTTCTGAGCAAAGTCTATGTCAGCCATAGCACCTGCCCATTGAGAGAGTTGACCTCCCATGTCTTGTAAGTCTCTACCTATACTGATGCCTTTTTTGATAGCGTTAAACGCAGCCGAGGCTCCAGCAATAGCAGTAATTGGATCTATCATAGTATTCCCCTAGCTGTTATTAGTGCTATCAGGGATATATCTGTTATCTAATCTGTCGGTCTTGTTCCATCATATCTCTGATGGCCTTTATATTCTCATCCATACGTACCATAGTTAAAGCTTGAGATTGAACTATATCTTCTAAAGCTTCTAAGCGAACCTCTTGGCGCATTAAATCTCTAGTGTTATTTTGTATAGCATTATCTAAGCTAGATACATACCATACAAGAGCTATTGTTTGAAATAAGATGGCTAAAATAAATGTTACAGGCACACTCTTAGAGAGATGCCAAGCGTCTGAATCACTCATCGTCTTTTTCCTTATTATTAGTGAGTAATATAGAAATAGGTTTCTTTTCAGTAACCTCTTGCTCGATCTTATCAGGGATTTTCTTATAGCCATACATCATTAAGTTATTAATGAGAGTGCCTTGGGTAGCTACTAATTGAGCATATGCACCACCACCTAAAGGTGTTTTACCGCTGTGGTGATGAGCTAACTGCTCTTCAATATAGTTATACTTCTTAACCATCATCTCAATAGGGTCAAATTGAAGCTCTTCAAGCTTTCTAACAGACGCCATAGAGTTAATATTCTTAGACCCTTTAGGACGACCAGCGCCTTCACGCCGACCACCCATTTGAGGCTTAGTCGGATTCGGATTAGCCATTTTGTTCAGTCCTTCTTTCTGGAATGTTTTTCAATTGAAATTTTTTATAATTCTTTTCATATATTTAAAAGAATACTATAATAACTTATTGAAAACATTTAATTTCTTATTTATAACCAACCAATACAAAAGTATAGTTTTTAATACTTACACTAAGGATACCAAAGTGATATCAATAACCCCCCGCGCTGTATACGCAAGAAGCATAGAGAGGATACTATCGGGGGGCATTCAGAGCATTCTCTTTCAAGTATCAGTAGAGAAGTCCTAGATATCACTTTGGCAGAGCCTTAGCAAAGTTATTAAGTTTATTCTTAAACGTCAGGTATTATTTTCAGACAGAAATATCAAGAACTTCTCCTTGAAATAATCGTTGTCTTTCGTAGTAAGTATTGTTTTGTTGTTTTTGTAGAGTCATTAGCTCTTCAGCTTTTTCTCTCCAATTTTTTTCTAAAACCTTTTGAGCTCTTTTCTCTTGAGCTGTTATCATTTCTTCTCTAGTCTCTCGATAAGCACCATCTTCTGGCATCATAGCCTCATTATAAGGTTTAAAGACTATGTTCTCATGTGTTTCGAAAGGCATATTGGGAAGGGGTAGGTGAGAAATTAATGTCATAGCTTTCCTA